GCTCCATCCATTGTTCAACAACATAGTTAAGATAACCATCGATTTTCTCAACTAATTCTGAACGGATGCCTTCTACTTCCTCTGCTAATTCAGAGATGTACTTTTCTTCAAGCTTTAGCTTCTCTTCACTTAAACGTGCTGATACAGCAACATTGAATAGCGTAGCAGTCTTCTCTTTGAATTCATCAGAGAGATTAGTTTCGGATTCAACAAGAGCTTTAAGGTCTTCTTGAACTTGTTCCTCACTAATAACTGTTTCTACAGTTTCTTCAACTTGCTCTTCAACTTGTTCTTCATTGAAAAGTTTAGCGTAAATAACTTGAAGGTCTTCCTTTTTCATACCAGACAATTTGTCAACAGCAGCGGAGATGATGCCAGACTTAGTCTTAGGTTCAGCAGCTTTTGAAGTTGTAGCAAGATTTTTCTTCTTGTCATCTTCAAAATCAGCGCCTTGGCCGAATGATGCACCCTTAGGGTCACCTTTCATACCAGGAGCTTGCGCTTCGTCTAGTGTGTCCTCAGAAACTTCAACTTTGTTGTCAAGTTTCACATCATCAAGGAGCTGTTCAGATTGTTGGATGTCTTGTTTTTGTGACATTCAAATCACTCCTTAGTGTTAAAGTTTAGAGAGGAAATGTTGGAAAACGCGTACTTGGGCTTCAGCAAGCTGAGCCTTTGGAGTTCTCTTAATTTCAGTCTCAATCTTTTCAATTTCTTGAGGTTTGTAGATACCATTTTCACAAATCCATTCTACACCTTCCATGATTCCGTTAACGAAAGCAGCAGGTGCCGATGGATCTTGAACGATATCAACTGTTGCGAGTTGGAAGTCACTACCTACGTAGCTTCTACCTTCACGCTGCTCAAGACTACCCATACCACGAGATGATACTCCCAGTTTTACACCGCCTTCAAGCAAACCTTTTACGATTTGACCCATAGGTGTGTCTAGGATTTTTGCCTTACCAATTACATGTGTACCTTCGAAACGAAGGTCTGTAATTAAGTGAGATACTTTGTCCAAGTTAATAGTTGGTCCTTCTGGGTGATTTAATTCACCAACAGCACGACCTGTTTTAACTTGTTCTTGAATATATTTTTCTACAGCAGGTTTTAAAACCTTGGATTCGTACGTACGACGATTTCTGTTTTCTTCATCAGCCATCATAAAGATACCTTCAATGAAGACATCTTTCTTGCCGTTTTGTTTTGATTCTGTTACCACAGAGATATCAGAATCCATTCTTTCTAAAATCAGTTTCATTCGTCGTTTCCTAATGCTTCAATTGCATCTTCAGCAGCTTCATTAGCTGCATCCTTTGTTTTAAAATATTCTACCACTAAATCGCCAATACATACAGCGAATAAGTCGCCGGTCTTTTTAACCTCGACTTTTGTGTTATCACCAGTCATCTTTTCAGATAAACTGGTAATACGAAATTCTTTAAACTTCTTCAGTTCCATTTTCTGATGTATCTACAGTTTCCTGTTCATCATCAGAAATTTCTGCTTCATCTGATGAATCTTGTTCTTGACCGCCATAAATGCTTTGTGCTACTTCAATCTTCTTTGCATCAATAGCATCGGAGACTTTACCTAACATAGCATCGTCAAAAGCGGCTGCCATTTGATCTCTATCACCAGATTCAATCGCCTTCAATAAATTAGTTGCATAATCACTCATAATTTCCTCTTGCATTAGTATTTATAAAAATCAATTCTTCATCAATTGTTTGGCCAAGAAGCTTCTTGATCAGTAGGTTGATCTGTTGGAGCTTCTTGATCTTGCTGTTGATCCCCACCATCTTGTTGTGGATCTTCCAAAGCTGGAATTCTTTCATCGGCAGGATGTTCATCATCAATCTCTGCATCGATTTCTTCAATTTCTTCTTCAGTCTGGAATAGGATATTCTTACGAACCCACTTCTCAGAATAGTATTTACCAACGTAAGGATCTACCAATTGTAGAGTATTCATACGTTCACGAAGTACTTCACCTTCTTTAAGTTCAGCAAAATAGTTGTCTTTCATGAAGTCAACAATAATGCTTTCTTTCATATTATCCCAATCTTCTTTGGTGATAATACCCTTAAGGATTAATTGTGTTTTTAATGCTTGTAAGAACAAGTCAGCAAAACGACGGCGAAGACGTTGTACAAATTTAGTAAACTTTAATTCGTCACGTGAAATTTCCTGAGCACGTCCAAGCATGAACGATTGGTTCTCTTGTAAACGTGACATTGGAACGTTAAGAGACTTATAAAGTTTCTTTTGGAAGTATTCAATATCAGCAATCTGACCTAGGT